GGAGCGTCCTTGAGCATCAGTGTTTTTACCAGAATTCATATTTCTAATATCTAGTATTTGTGGAGTTACTGCGTGTATATCTGCTATTTGCCCATTACCATTTGTAGTATCTAAAGCAGTACATGCTGCTGCCCAGTTTTCACTAAGAATTGTAATAAGTGAAGTTGTTTCGTCTTCTGTTACTGCCATTATTTCACCTTAACCATAATTCTATATTTTGATGTGCTTTGGTCATCCCAACCATAATTTTCTAATATACTTTTAATGAATTTTAATCTACCATTAAATGCGCGAGGTTCAAATACTTTATTTGCGTGTTGCCCATTACCGGTTAAACTAGTATATGCTTGCCTTGCTAAACTAACAAATTTTCTTACGTCTTCACCTGACTCAGTAAAATTAAGTGTTGTATTAACGGGAAACTCATCTGCTGCTATCTTAATTGCTTGTTTAAAGTTAGGAACTTCTACACCTTTCTTCTTAAGAAGTATGTTTTCTTTACGTATTAACATATAGTTTCCTGTAGACAATTGCCCTTTCCAACCATTACGTCGTAAAATACTTGCAATTATTTTATTTGTTCCCATTCTAGGTTTATTAAAGTGTTTATTTATGTGTTGTTTAATTCTAGAAGCATTCCCAAATATTACACCATATTCTCGTCTTAATCCTTGCTCATACTTAGATTTAATTTCGTCAATATAGTTATCAATAGTATTACGTCTATCTATTATATCAACATCTTTAAACACTTCTAATACAATAGGTCTGAATATTTTCATTTGTATTTTTACGCGAGAACCGGCTACGGAAAATTTTCTTTGTCTTTTAATAACTTGAAACCAACTCATTCAAACGCCTCCGTAAGCATATTTACTATTTTATTTGTAATTTCTTGTTCTGTTATTTTAGCAACAATCTCATCAGACAAACTCGCTCCAAGTAATTCTTGACTCATTTCTTCAATTTCTTTATTTTGTGATGCAGTAATTTCAACAATATTAGGTATATCTACCGTCAATTGTTCCAATTTCTTTTTTACATCTTTAAACATATTAATCATTATCCAAAAAGTAAAGCAATCTCTTTTTCATACCAAGGATTTTATCTATCTCTTCTTTGTATTTGGTATATTTATCTGCTAAAGCAAGACCCGCTTCACCATTTTCACCAAGTAATAGAGTAGAATCGTCTTGTGCCATAAGTTCACAAGCGACTATTTTAGTGGCAGCCTCTGTAATAATTGCTGGAACAGAAGCCCCACCTGTAACGTATGTAATTCTAATGGAGTGTTTTTGGTTGTATGGGTAATTAGTTCTAAAGAATATTGAACCATCTGAACGAATATCCCACCAATCTTGGTCTCTACCCCTTGATTCTGTGTCGCTAAAATCTTCTTTAGCCAGTCCAGAACCTGAAACTGTAATAGTGCAGTTTTTACCATCATCGCCTAAAAGCGTAGATGAAATAACTACTTTGTTATCTTGTTCTACTGTTGCGTAAAAGAAATCACTTATAGAATCAGAACCTTGTGTTAAACTCTTTCTACCGCTTGAACCAGTAAATCCACTAGTCATAACAGGTAGTTGCTCATTAATTAAATAAGCAAGTTCGTATGCAGCCGTTCTATTACCATAGTTTTTATTCCACTGGGCCGTAGAAGTTCCTGCTGTTAATGTAAATGTTGTACCGCTATTTGGTAACTGTAATGTAATATTTGTTGCGTTTGTATAATCTGAAATAGTAACGGAAGCAGTAGCACTTGCTAACTCTTCCCAGTTATTACCTCGCCATACTGCAAGTCGAACAATCTTTCTAAGATGCTCGGAATTTAATCTAATAAAACCCACATAGTCAGTATATTTATTATACAGTGATGCTCGATTCATTCTAAACATATCATAATCAAAGTCATGATATTCGTTTTCTACTAATATAGGTCGCCACGAATCTTTTGTGTATTCGTCAATGTAATCTTCTGCGTATCTAATTAGTTCTCCAACATGACCTTCTGTTGGGTATGAAGAATCATCAAATTCAGGAATGCTAAGTAAATTAGAAATACGTGTAACATCCGTATAATAACCTATACCATTAGTATAGTCGGCTTGACTCATTGAAGTATCTGATGGTCTATGTATCATTCTGCCTCAACCCTCTTAAGTAAGTTATCCAACTGTAATATGTTATTGTAAATTTCATTATAAATTTTTGCCTTACGTTCATCTTGTATTTGTCCCTTTTTACCGACTCTTTCTCTATCTGCAATAGTAGCGACCCTTCTAGCACTACCCCTTCTTCCTACTGCTTCTGATACAACGAAATCAATATTTCCTACTGTTCTTTCTATTACTTTAGTATTTTTATATTTAAACGTTACTTTAGCCTGTATTTTATCTGGGCTTCCGGCCCTAGGACCATCTTGCTTATTTTGTACGAAGGTAATATCTAATTTAACGTCGAGGTCTACAATATCTACAGTATTAAACCCAGATTGTTTAGTTATAACATCAATAATAAAATTTTTCATATTAGTATTTTTTAGAATATTTGCTAATCTATCATCGTCAGTTTGTATTCCTTCTACTTTATCTACATAGTTTTTTCTGGCAACTCTTAATCTTTTTCTATATCCTCTGAGCATACTTAAATTAACATTTTCTAATGAGTACGCATTTGCTACCAAATCGTTCATCATACTAGCGAGTTGTTTTCCTTCTTTTGTATTAAATTTTTGTTTCATGTCTACTTCACTAACTAATTCCCTTTGTTCATCGTAGTCCTGTCTTTTTGATTCTGTATCGTCGTCTTCAATTAGGTTAATAATACTAACCAAGGATTTATTTTCTGTAGGTCTTAGTTGAGACATAATAAATTCATAATCTCCAATATCTAATACATCTAATTCTTGCTCAGTTCTAGAAACATCTTCCTCTATGGTTTCCCCATCTTCTCCCTGAGTAGTTGCTACTTCTAATGAATCTTCTTCATCTTTATCTGTAACAACTTCCCTATCATCGAAATCCTCATCCTTTTCTTGTGTAGGGTCCATAATACTACTAACTAATGTGGCAACATCTCTAACTTGTTTTAGACGCGTTGTAAAATCTTCAAAGGATAAAGAGTCCTCATCTGTGAATTCATTTTCTATTTCATCTATCAATTCACCTATTGGAGTATTGTTTATTGCTCTATCTTGTATAGATTCAGTATTTATAATTGTGGCACTTAGTAAACCTATCACATCTAAAATTTCACTTTCGTCTAGAATATCTTGTGGGTTTTTACTTTGTACTAATTTAACATTAGCCAGTTCATTAATAAGATTATCAATACTAGATTCTACGGATAATGATAAATTATATATTATTTGTTGCTTATTAGGTTTCTTTTTTGTTTCCTTTTTTACCATATAATCTGATAAGTTCTCAGATACGTTTTCAACAATATTTATTGTTTTTTCTGCGGCTGAAGCACCCAGCACTTTCATTTGACTTTTTGCTGCTTCAGGAAGTATAGAACCCTTTGTTAAATCTAATACCGGTAAAGCCAATGTAACCATAGTTTTAATTGATGCTCTATTTTCTTCGAATTTGGCTGTACCCTTCTTTACATAGGTTTTTACATCTTTTAAATCCTTTACGTTTTTATCAATAATATTTGCTAACTTAGTTCTTGAAATAGGATTATTACCTGCTAGTATTCTTGTAGATAATTCTTTATCTCCTAAATTTACCTTTTCAGCAGTTCCTACAGAAAATTGCACAGTAAACATTTGCCCTGTTAAATCTAATATAACTTTGGTCAAGAATTTTTCTACTGCTCTATTTACTTTATCTCCACTAACTAAGTTATCAGAATCAATATCCGGATTATCAATAAGAAATTCAACTTCTACTATTGCCTGTTCATATCTATCTGTATCTTGACTGTTTCTAAAATCAGTATTAAAATCAAAAGCGTCTTTAAGAACTTGTTCATCAGCAATTTCGATATTTTCTATTTTAAGTATTCTTTGATAATTCCTTTTAAAATCATTGAGTGCTCTTTCTACTCTTTCATATCCCGGTAGTATAGAACAAGGATATAAGAAATCAAAATCCATTGATGTTTCTTCTGGATGTTTTCTATTTAAAATAGCAGAAGCAATATTAAGACCTAGTATTATATCTATTTGTCTTTTGTTTAAATTGAACTGTAAGTTCTCCCCTTCTTCTGTTTCTTGAGAAACTTTACCTTCTAATAAATCTAAACTAGTACTAAGTTCTCCCTCAAATAATGCTAAAGCATCCGAAAGAGCAACGTCATCTGCCACTATTGTTTTAACACCATTTTGAATTCTTTGTATATCAACAGGTCTGTCTCTTTTTAGAACCTGTCTAAATAAAGAAGTAAACTCACCTGCATTTATTGCACCCATTGTTTGTTCGCCAATTTCTTTTCTGTCTATATCTCTTATAGTATATTCATCTTCACTCAATGCTATTAGTAGTTCTTGAAATAATGGGTCATCTACTTGTGTAGGTGTTAATTGATAAAAATATTTACTTTTAGGTGTTCTATTATAGATATCACTTAAAGTTATATCTGTATTAAAATATTCTGGGTCTAATACATTATCGGATAATTCATTCAAAAATTTTAATGCCCGAGTACCTATTTTTTTAGCATCTTCAAGTGTTACTTCTTCATCACCTTCAGGTTTTATTGTTATATCTTCTTCTTCTGATTTTACTTCATATATACCTTTTATAAATTTATCTAGTGGTAGTTTAAGTAAATCATCAAATGCTTTTCTATTTATTTTATCAAAAACATCTTCATTAAACCCATCAACAAATTCTTCTTGCTCTTTATCGTGAGCAAGCATCCATGTTACTAATCTTGATTTAACTTGTTTGGAATCTGTTACTGCGACACCTTCAAGTAAATAGGGTAATTCTTCGTAACCTATTGCTGGAAAAATGTATGCACCCAATAGTTTTTTTGCTAATTCAGGTGTGTATTTTTCCTGTTCAGCAACCCATTCTATTCTATCAAATGAAGCAACATTAACCAAAAGAGAATCACCCCACTAGGACGAAAACCTCTAAATTAGTCCATGATGATGATTCGATTCTTATTCCATTACGACACATAATGCCATCAAGTTCATGAACTACACAAGCACTATTACCAGAACCATCGGCAGCAAAATTCATTGTAATTTTAGCAATTAAATCATCTGTGTCTCCACCAGCACTATCAATAACTAACCCAGCATCAGAAGAATCAGTTGTTAAATCTTCATCGACTGTAATTACTGTAGAAGTTAAATTAGTAATAGTCATAGATGCTATATCATTGGCTGATTCATCAGCACCAGAAGTAGCAATTTTTTGACCGATAAATAATCCTTTATCAGACCAAGTTCCACTACTTAGTGTTATTGTATTAGCAGTTGCCGCTAAAGCAACAGCAGCAGGAACAGTAAAACCTGAACCTATATTATTATCATATATACTAAATCCGCCTTGTCCATTGGACCCCGGATTTAGTGTGTTAATTATAACTCCCTTAAAAGTGCAAGGGTTATTATGTGCTCCCCTATTTGCATCGTCAAATTTATTTAAAATCTTAATTACATTGGTGTTCCCTGTACACCTAATACTTCTTGTCCTAGACATATTATCACCGACTTAATACCACTACCCGCAAACCTACTTATAAACTTAGTGTAGATTTGCGGATAGCGGACATAATATTTATTCTTCTTCACCAGATAATAAACCTAGAAGTGTGGACTTAGTATCTAACTTAGAATACTCAAGTCCTTTTTCATCACACAAGGCTTGTAATTCTTTTTTAGTCATTGAAAGTGAAGGTTCCTCTGGGGCTTCATCGGAAGATTCTTCTTCCTCCACCACAAGAGTTTCTTCTACAGTTTCTTCTACAGTTTCTTCTACTAATTCAGTAGTTTCTTCTACAGTTTCTTCTGTTTCAATTTCCCAATCTTTATCATTACTTAGCCGAGGTAGCCAATCGTCCGGTACTTCTGTCCACATATTAGGATAAAATGCCTTGCCATAAACACGACAAAATCCCTTTAAGTATCTTACTCGTACCATCTTATTCACCTCAGACCTGCCCATGTAATCTAACTCTAATAGTTCCGCAATCACCTGTTGCTTGTGCGCCACTAGAAGAAGTAATACATCTTAGAACTAAATGGTTGGCAATATGAGTATTACCGTCCGTTCCTAGTTGTACTGACCAATTTAATAATTGGTTTTCTTGTCCTAGTATTTCAACCTGAGAAACTGTTGATAACCCGAAGTCAGCATAAGCAATAACTTCTTGGTCCATAGTGAGAGTAATCTCGTCACCAGTTTCATCGGCATCTACTGCACTTAGAGTTAACACTTCACCCGCTAGGGACGTAAATGTTACAGTAGCGTTATTTCCACTATCTGCCGCATTTGTAATAATTACATTTTGTCCCGCGATAAGATTTGTTGGTAATGCTGTTCCACTAGTTCGGGTAAAAGTATTTGCCGAAGCGACAAAAGTACCCGTAGTAGTTGTTGCATCATCAAAATCTGTTACGTTAATAACAGCGTCGATAACGTATTGATTACCCATAACAAATGGTTTATCAGAACCTAAATGGTCACTAATTAGTGTTACTGTGTTAGTCATCTTATATCACACTCACGAAAGGTTTGTAATCTTACCTTGACCTTTAAAGAAAGTACAGACAATTTCACCAATAGTTCGGTACATACCTCGGTTTCCGAGTTTACCAACACCGAATGGGTCTCCAGCATCAATTCCACCTTCAAAGTATTCAGTTGGTTTTAGAGTACATAGGAAAATGTGGTCAGTATCAAGAATCATGATATCCGATAATCCGGCTCCTGAACCTGTACTTCCCATTTCCTTTGTTGGGATAATTGGGATATCATGGTATGTTGCAACCTTGAAACCAAGTTCCCTACCCTTTACACCACGAACACCGTTATGTGTAGGTACAATTTCTGTTCGTCCCATAAATCTTTCCTGAGATTGTAGTAATTCACCTAGAGCCTGAATGGTATCGTAACCAGTTAGGATAACTTTTGGTGAACCGCCACGAATCTGTAACTCGCGTAATGCAGTATTTAGCAGGTTAAGAGTTAATGGGCGACGTGCAGCATATGAAGAACCATAGTCAACATATGCGTTTAGCCAATCAGCACCAGAAGATGCTCGGTCATGACCGTAAAGACGTATTAATTCTTCAGCAGCAGTTTGTGTTCCAGTGATAATTACTCCACCGTCCATAGCGTTAACTTCATCATATGAAGAAACAATCTTATACAAAGAAGTTAGGTTGTTAGCAATTCCGGTAATTGGTGTAGAACTGCTAAATTGGGATTCAAGTGGCATTAAAGCCATATGGTTCATTACTTCTGCGTGAGAAACACCAATTTCTTCACGGTAAGCACCCATGATATCACCAATTCCATCGTCAATCTTTGCCATAGCAGCAGCAAGTTCTGAAATTTCGAACTGATGTGCAACGGTTTTTGGGCTAGCATACAATACATCATATACTGGCTTTAGTGGACTTAATCCATCTGTTGCACTTGTGGTAAATGCTGCATTTTCTGCAACACCACCAATTGCTCCTTCTGTTAGAGAACCGTGACCAGTTCCACCAGTCGTAGCCCAAACATCTGCTCCGCCACCAATTGCTCGCTCTTTTAAGATGCGCCAACCAGAGGAAGACCAAGGTTTCTTAGGTAAAATACTTAATGCGTTAATTTCGCGGTTAAGCATTGACCAAACTTTCTGTCCGTAAATATGGTTGTAAAGCCCACTACCGTTAAAAGCAGATTGAAGAGTTACATCGTGAGCAGAATGAATACCTGTTTCAATACCTGCTCCCTTTAATAACTGCATTCCACCAACACTACCGTAGGTTGCTCGTTCTAAATCTTGAATTGTTCTTATTGTGTTTACACTCATTTATATCACTCCTGTAAATCGCGGACTAAAGCGTTAACTTCTTCCCACGATAATTCTCCGACATTCTGCATCTTTAACAACATTTCTTCGCTTAACTGAGGACCAGCCGCAACTGATTCTACTTGCTTTGTAATAACTTCATTATTACTTTCTAGCGACTTGCGTAATTCTGCAAATTCGTTCTTAAGTGCAGCAACTTCTGCTGCGGCATCGTAATTAGCCTTAGCAATATCTGCTGCTTCCGTCTTTAATTCTGCTTCATAAAGAGCCTCAAATTGCTCTTTAACCACATCATAAGCGCGGGCTTCTTCTTTTTCTAACTTAAATTGTTCATAAGCCTTTGCGAGGGTTTCCTCGCTTAAGTCCAAACTCGAAATTGAGTCCGACTTTCGAGTAACGAAGTTTTTAAATTCGCCACTATAGCGTCCAGTTAAAGCACCATCAATGCGTGACTGACCAGTTTCATTATGGCCATAAGTCAAGGACTCTGCCTTTTCTTCTTCATCATCTAACATCTCTAGTTCTTCATCTTCCGCTTTATCCATCATAAGGTTTTCTTCATCTTCATCCATAGATTCGACTTCCATGTTTTCCATCATTTTATCTTCTTCCGTAGAATCATCTTTCTTAATTTCAACTTGGTCGCGCAATGCTGCTACGACGTCATTGAATTCTTCTAATGCTTTTGCAATTTCTTCCGACATTTTATCATCTCTTTTGTTTTCTTTAACAATATCAAATTTCGCTTCGGGGTTTATACCTTCTTCACAAATCGTTACTTCGTGTAACTCCAACTTATCAATCTCCTTATATGTTCCAACATCGGGGTCGTATCTATTCGACTTGTGAAGGGCTTGACCTCCGATACTAAAAGAACGTAAATTCCCCCTACGAATTTCACGTCCTACTTCTCTCGCTTTTTCAATATCATCACGAAGTTTAATAACTACAAAAAGTCCTGTATCATCAACTTGTGTTTTTAATACATTACCCTTTGAGTCCGTCCAATTATCTATCACTTCTCCCACTTGCACATTGGAATGCGTTATCATAACATTTTTATAATCACCTTTCATAAACTTATTAGATGCATCTTTTAATGCATCCAAGGTAATTAAATCGTTTTGCTTATCTACAACATCTACTGATGCGTAGCCAGCAATAACTAAAGGTTCGTTATTTCTACCCTTTAAAATTACCAGTTCACTACCGGCTCCAAAATGACTACCAAGCATATGTGTGCTTAAGGCCATAGTATACAAAACACGTTCTATACTATATAAAGTTAATTCGAAAACTTAAGTTTTTTATACTTATCGTCATAGATATTAATCAGACCTTCATCGCTAGTTTTACTTGTTGGTTTTGTCTTGTAACCAGTCCAAGCAACCCACGTATTATTATCATCAATAGGCACTACCCTAAAGTGTATTTTACCATCGTACATATTAGAATCCAGTATGTATTCGTGATACCCGTCCCTTTGACTACCAATTACTACACCACCCTTAGTAATAATTTTAACTTTATCTGCTGAATCATCTATTTGTGATAAAAATTTATCTGCTTTACCAAACAAATTATACAAGTCCATGTCTTCCTGTTGTTGTATTCTCCATATTAATTCTTTACCCTTATGTTTAATAACAAGATTAAGGTCTTTGTCCTCTCTTCGCCACAATTCAAATGTCGTAGGTTCTTGTTTGAGTTCTATCTTGTCGTCATTATAAAATTTTCTGGCTGATTTATCATAAAGAATACCATAAGCATTACCTCTTTCTCGCAAAAAGTTAGTGACGTCTTTTTCTAATTCTTCACCTTTACTTTTAAATAATCTAACTAATACATTTCTCATATTTTCTGCTCTATTAATAATATCTTTTACAGATATAGATGATTCTTCTTGAGTCATATTACTTACTAAGGTCATTAACATAGCAGTATCTTTATGGTAAGCATTACCTAGTTCTTCTTTCCATACTTCTAAATCAACTGTTGCGTTTTTAGCCATTAGATTATTCTGTTCAAACCCATAAAATATAAATCCGTCCATTGATGTTTCACCCTTAATTATCGCTTCACCGTGTATGCTATCAGTAATAACATATGATTTTTTAAGTGCTTCTACTGTGTATTCTGATAACATTTTCTTATTCCCCTCAGATAAAAACCTAAGTGTAATAATTCTTTCTGCTTCATTAACTTCAGGTATCTCTACAAATTTAGCAGAATATAAGGAAAAACCTTTTGAAGTTGCTTGAACTTCATCGACCTTAACACGTATAATATCTCCAACTTTAACTTCTTCTTTAGTATTTAGTGCCTTTCCAACATTTAGATATTGTTTACTATCATATTCTACTATTGGTTTATATTCATCTGAGTCATCAACAGGACCAGCACCCAAAGTATAACTAAAGGTCCCGTTCTTATTTTCTTTCGTATCTAAAACTATTAAATCTAAATCAATAAACTTTTTCCACTTAACCCATTTAGGATTCTTTTTCTTACCAATGGTATATGACGACTTTGCATCTTTAATAACAACTCCTTCTGCGGTAGGATTGTCCATTATTTCTTTTGCATAATCTTCAATATCCTCATATGAATCTGCTGAACGTGTATCTCTTTTGGAGGGAAACTGTATTTTATCGTCACTAAGAGAAGAGTATTCTGTGAATAACTTCATAATTCTTTCTTCTAATTTTTTAAAGTAAATATCTTCACCTTGATGACGAAGTATATCGAATACATGAACTTTAATGTCTGCCTCACCTTCTTTTCTATTAATATAGGCGAGTGTTTCTGCTCTATGTAAAGGTTCATCATCTTTGTATAATACTGCTTCTGCATCTAAAATACATTTAGGAAATGCATCCTGCTCTAATCTTTTAACTTGTTTTGGAAACTTATGAGTAATGTCTTTACCATTAAATGAATAAATCTTAACAGATTTTAGTTTATGAATTTGTATACGTAGCCCATCAAACTTTTCTTGAACAATCCATTCACCGGTAAACCCTTTTAGTTCTTTTAGGTCATCAATATCGAATATTCTATACATTGGTTTATTTGGTACAACAAAGGTATTTAGTTTTGTTTCATCTTCTTTAATTATTGTTTTAGTGTTTGCTATCTCTTGCAATACATCTAATACTAATTTAGCATGAGATGTAGTAACATTTTTTGCTTGTTGTAATCTAGTACTCGGTATTCTCAGTTCGACATATGATTTAAAGTTAGCATCTTCGTTCATTAGGTCTTGCATTTCTGATATTAAATTTGCCCATTCCCCACCGTATGTTTTTGGGTCTTCTTTAGCAGTTAAATACAATACACGACATTCGTTGTATTTTGGCATCCATGTATTACCCAAATGCAACATCTCCTGTAGTATCTTTTGATATAGCCCTAATCATTCTATTTATTAAATCTTGTTCGGTGGATAGATACTCTTCTACTAAATCTGTTAAATCTTTATCGCCACTAATATGTCTAATCATAGGATTCATATTAGGGTAAGAAAAATCTAAAGCAAATATAGAACTATGACCTGCCAAAGTAACTTTAAAGTTCCTAGGAAATCTTATAGCGTCTTCACCTATGCTAAATTCAGAAGTTTGAACTCCTGCGTGTTCTAGAATAATTCCTTCTCTTTGTAAATCTTTACCGAGAATGGATATAACCTTAGAGTATTCAGAATTAGATAACATTCTCTTTAGAATAATTTTCCAATCCACATTAAACCACCTAGTATAATTCTTCTGTTGGTTTATCGTCATCGGCTGGCCTATTGGCTACCTTTGCAGGAACTTCTGTTGATGCTTCTTGCTCTACTAATTTACCTAATAGAGTATTTACATTTTTTACTTGTTCTGCAATAGCCTTAAACGAAGCAGCCATTTCAGGTAAAGATTCTTTTACTGATGCATCTTCACCCATTTTTGGTCCTCTATCCATAGGTCCGGCTTCATCATCCATAGGTTCTCTATCTGCTCCACGACCAACATATTTTTGACCGGATAAATCTCTATCCATATTTTCTCGCCCATATGCTTTTTTCATAGTCATAGGCTTGTTAGGTTTAGCGGCTCCACGCGGAATAGAACGAGGTCCTAATGGCCCATCTTCGAATTGTACTCCAAAGACATCTACTTTTTTAGATTTTGGTTTATTAACTTTAACATCTTCTGCGTGTTCATCAGGGTCCACTGGACTTCCTAAATGATTACTAATTAATGTTCCTAAATCTCTTAATTGTGTTAGAGCCATAGATACTTTCTTTTCAGCATCGCTTTGGTCGGCTCTGTGTGCGCTTAAATTTTCATTTTCTCCTAAGTTTTTATATTCCATATTATTCACCCTTTATTTTATTTACCATATCGTCTAGTTCGGACCAATCCATTTTAGCAATAGTGTCTGCATCTGGTAATGGATTACCGGGTCTAACTGAAGGAACTTGTGTTTCGGCTTTAACTAAGCCTGATTTCATAAGGATATTATCCGTGGAATAGACCATCGCTTCTAAACTCTTAACGCGGTCAACTAATTCTTTTAATAACATTTGTAAGTCGTTGTTTTCACTCATTGTCGTCACCTGTCTTTGGGTAGATTACTTCTCTAATTGATTTATATAGTTTTTCATATTCACGACGCAGTTTTACTGCCCGCTTAACTACCATTAGATTCTCATCCTCGTATTTAAGGATGCGCTTTTTTAGTCCCTTATTTTCATTAACAACACCGAGGGACTTTAATACTGTAATAAGTTCTCCTAACTTGAGAACGTCTTCGTTAAAGTATTCTGTTGGGTGTGCTAGTTGTAATAGTGTTTTTACTAATCGTTTGTCTTTTTTGTTTAGTTCGTTAAGAATTACTCCGGTATCTTCTTTAACAATTGTATCTGATGTGATTCCTAATTCACCTAATAAGGTATCTAAAGCCTTACGTGTTTCATCGAACTTAACTCCGGATAACCGTAACATTTCATACATACGGTTTTGTCTTTGTCGCAATCTAAGTTCTTCGATTAGTTTTTTCTTTGTCTTTGGATTTGCTTCATCTTTAATATCTTGCTGCATTTGTTGTCTTTCTTCTTGTGATAGAAGTTTAGGCTCTATTCGTGCAGTAGGTTCGGTTATCCTAGCCCTCTTAGGAAGTTTTGTTCCCCTAATTCTACTAGCCATTTCTTGCTCTTGTTCACCAAAAGCAGGAACAATGTCGATATTTAGTTCTTCCGTAGTATCTTGTAATAGGTCAATCATTTCCTTTCTACTAATCTTATCACTTTCTTCAATAGTTTTCGTTTTACCCCCATCAGAAGAAAATGTAATATTTGCACCCATACCACTAAACGCTTCGGCCAAGTTGCCAGCCACATCTATTTCTCTTGCTCTTTTATCACTAGTATTTTTTCTCTCTTCAATTTCGTCTAAAACTTCTTGAAACCTTTTGTTTCTTTTATCAGCCGCGTCTCGTATTTTTTCAGCCGCTTCTGTTTCTGGTCTAGTTATTGATTCTCTTATAAGAGCGTGTATTTTACCACGATTAGAAACAGCCGATATATCTAGTGGTTTACCAGTTAATGCATACCCAAAACTATTTACTTCTTTTGCTGTAAGTTCTTCAATACCTGCTGAAAGTGCTTCGACAATAAAATATTCATGCTCATCTGCATATATTTGTTGAATTTCTTTAGCACTTTCAGAACTATAGTCGTATTCTTCTCCACCCAATACAAAAGTAAATTTAGGTAATTTCTTTGCTTCGGGTTGAGGTTTAGCCCTTTTACCTAAAATAGCAGATAAATTACTAACAGCAGTATCTTTGTAATTTACTAAATATAGTTTAACTAATACTCTATACATAGACATATCTAACCCAATAACATCTTCTCTAAATAATTTATCTATTTGAGTTTTATTTTCTTTTTCTTGTGCTAATCTGGTAAAGAAATAATCTACTGAAGAAAATGCTGTTTTATCATTTATGTTTACATTTTTAAATTTAGCCGTTATGTTTGAAGGTAATTTAGAAAGCGAGGGCTTTGTTTTTGCCTTTTTGTTTGTTGCTGTCTTTTCACTCTCACCAGTAACCTTCGCCATCTCTAATTGTATTATTTCTTCAAATTGTTTAATTGCTGTAGATGTAATAACAGGATTACCGGCATTGTCTATTTTTACTGTCGTACTAAATGCTCCAGATAAATCCATATGAACATTTTTAAAATTAAAAGGTTTTGCACCACTTACTGCTTGAGGTTCTTGTCTTGGAACACTATCGTCTTCAACAGGTTCAATTGATGTATCTTCAAAAAAAGGTGTAAGTATTCTTGATATTTTAGATACTGTTTCATTACGAAATTCTTCTGCCTCATCAGCAAATCTATCTGATATTATCGCAGCCTGTTGGTCCGGCACTGTTGCTAAACCTTCGGGGTCCCTAGGGTCTGGCTTGTAAAGAGTTTCTTGAATATTAGGTCTTTCTCGTACTATTAGTAATTCGCCACTGGGAGATGGTATACCACTTCTATCAAAGTATAAATCATCAACTATTTTATTTTTTAAATCTGTTAAGTATTCTATCTTTTTATTTCTTGTAATTTTTTTGTACATTAGCATCTCAAGATTTAAGATTTCATCAAAAATGCCTTCAATTTCATCGACCTTTTCAGGCATTGAATCAAACTTTAAATCATTAGGAAGTAATTCCTCTAGGTCTTTTAAAAAACCATCTTGTATCTTTTCAAAATCATTTATAATAGTATTCACAAATTCAGGTAGTGAATCAAACTTCATATCACTAACATCTTGAAAATCATCAGCAGTAGGTTCATCACCAACAGTAGTTGTTCTTATTGGTGACTCTTCTCTTTTTACTTTGATAACATTTTCCCAAGACATTTAATCACCTTAAACTTCTTTCATCTTTTTACTCATTCTAGGTCCACCAGTAATAAAACCGGGAACACTAGGGTCGGCTTCTCGCTTAGTTTCTGTTGCTTCACCAACACCTGCTGGAACCATATTAGTTGTTGTTTTCTGAACGGGTTCGGGAGCATTTACTTTACTCTCGATTTTACTTAATTGTTGTTTCATATCATTTAACTTTCTTTTAATCATATCAGTCATTTTATCATACCTCTTTGTATCATCTCTTGTTCTATTTTAGTAATAAACTTTGTGTCCTCTCGGGTCATCATTACTCTTTTTAAATTATCATATAAACTTTTTAACGCAATATTATCTAATCTCTTAAAATCTGCTTTAATAATATCTTGCCAGTTCATTATGTTTCAGTTCTCCTATCGACATTTTCATTTGCTGTTCCTGCGGGAGAACCTGTATTTCTGTTTGCTAACTGTAAAGCGGTACTACTTTTATTTCCTCTACCTTCTGTTTGTATAGGTTGATTACCACCTTGCATCATTTGTGCTTGCATTTGTCCTAAGTATTGAGCATCAATATCTGTTCCTGCATATGGGTCAACCTGAAATTGACCTCCTTCTGCTTGTGCTTCTTTTATTGCTTCATCCATCTTAACAATTTTCTTATATACGAAATTACCATCATCATCCATATCTACATCGAAACCTAAGTTTTTCATTTGTCCGGCGATATTAACTTCTGCTTCTCTACGCCTAATTGCGTGAGTATCATCTTCTTCCTCGGAACGTAGTAGCCTAATATTCCAATCAGTTATACCAAACTGTCTCTCCATAAAAGGGAATAGATATTTATTATATACGCTTTGTGCTAATTCTACAGTTCTATTAGTTACTGTAACCTGCAACCCTTCGTTGTTCAACCCACCACCTGATGAGTTATCTGCTTGAAAGATAGGAGATACCCCATAAAAAGCACCAATACGAAGTCGTAAATCATCTTTAACTGCGGTATAATCCATCTCTTTTAGGCTTTGCATAAATGGAACCCACTTAACATCACCACGACCACCGGCCTCGGTTTCTATTCCCATAATAGGAATATAATGTGGGTCTTTTTCTAACTTCTCTTTTACACCTCTCCAATAACGAATTAGTGAATCCATGTTATTTGTCTGAACTGCTAAGATACCTTTTGGAGTTCTAGCCTTACTATAAGATGTATTAATATAATTTTCCATAGCAATTAAAGTAGTAATATGACTCCATAGCGTCATAATTGGAGAAGTTCCATATAATCTACTAGGACTAAACTTACTAACATGAACGACTTCTCCCTCAATATAGTATTGTTCTTTACCATGAACTCTGTTAATATATACTACAGGGTGTAAAGCAGCATTACATTCAGGACAGTGTTCGTGAGGGTCTTCTGTATATACATCTCTGTGAGTAACACAAGTATAGTGTGAAGTTCCTCTATCACCGTCTTCATCTACATCTATAAACATTGTTAGTGGGTCGCCCCGATATAATTCCTTAACCTTGTGTAGTTTAATATTACCTAATTCATCTACAAAATATTCTTTTACAAATATAAGATATGCATCATCTGCAACATTTAAATCTCGCTCCATTTCTTTTAAAACGTCAATAAATAACTGGTCAGATTTATTTACATATCCATTAACCATCTTTTCTGCATATTTTTTCTGCATAGGGTCTGGCCCTCTAAATTCAGTACTACCACAAGCAGTACATTCTTCTACTTCTGATTGATATTCTTCACCACATTTAATGCATTTTTTATAGAATGCTTTTTCCCACATATATCCTCTACGAAAAATCTCTGTTTTAAGTTGTGTAATACATGTCCTAACTACCACAGATTGTTCGGCCACATTGTATAACACTGGACCTAAAACGTGCTGCGGATGTTTCTTTTCTTGTATACCTAAATTATATACTTCCTTTTCTACAGGAGTAGGTGTTCTTCTCCTGATTAAATTACTTATACTATCTCTTACTCCCATATTATTCCTCCTTTACGATGGATTCTAAATCGTCCATCAGCGAGTGTTTGTTGTTATCAAAATACTTAACAACCTGTTCCGGGTTTACTCCGTATTTATCTAATTCATAAGTGTTTCTAGCATCCTTCCAATTTTCATATTTAATTAATTGGAAAATTTCAGATAACCTTTCTTTTGCCCAAGGTTGCTTCTTGTGACCTTTCTTAATCCTTATTGCTTCTTTAACAAGTTCACCTTGACTCTTTTTCATTCTTAAATGAGGTATACACTTGTCTAGTATTGTGCCAATATCGTTAGCACTATAAAAATTTAATCTGTGTTGACTTCTATTATTTTCCCCGGCCTTTTGGTCTAAATGTAAACGACCACACTGTAATTCTTTTTCTAATTCCATAAAGAAAGCCTTACCTCTACTACCTGTTGCGACCATCCCCACTCTTGGTGAAAATTTACTATCCATAGTAATATAGCCGTCGGAGTCAATAAACCCTGCCACGTAGGAATATAAATCCTTTTTAATTATATCTCTAATATAGTAGTATTGACTATCGACATTTGTTGCCCCAATGGTATTAGCAGTTTTTGCTATTGTAGATGTAGTAGAATATTTTGCGTGTTTATCGCTCATTTTTGATAAAATAGAATTTGAAGTGATTCCCGGATTTTCAGAAATAATTTGTTTAACTTCTATTTCTATATTTTCTTTTCTAGATTTTCTAACGTCCTGATGTTTAATTGACCTCAATAAGGAAGAAATCTCTTGTTTACCTTGATTAATTTGTTTAGACAATGTAGAATATTTTTCACCATATTCTAAATTTCTTCTATCTAATTTAGCATCCCACATTTTACATAAATTATCAATTATAGTGTTTCTTCTATCACTATCTTTTATACTATATAATTTCTTTATTTTAGATTCTGATAAATTAGTATCATAGAGTGGGGATTTATATGGACGTAACCAATAAATAGAATCAATACACTTACCAATATATTCTTGGTAAGCAGTAATAAGATGGTCTATACCTTTGGCTATGTTATTTCTGTGTTCGCCCTTTAACCCCCGTCTAATTTTTCGCATCTCCTTAACTAAGTCAGGAAGTTCTTTGTCTCCAACAATGGGAGGCGTAGGGTATAAAGGAATATAAGTCATCGCATCAGATAGATTAACTCCACTCATAGATGAAATATTCTTTATTATTTCTAACTCATTTCCTGATTGCATCTCTAACCAATCATTTACTTCTGATTTGGTTTTCAGATTCTGCATAATCTTTTCCTTAATAGGTTCAACAGTAGAATCTTCTTGTTGTTCCAATTGTTGTTTAGCGCGGTCCAGTTCCGCCAATTGTTCTCTTACTTCATCGGTGTCGAATTTAATTAATACCACGAATACCACCACCTATATATGGCATAGACGGGGAGCCATTATTAAAGATTCCCTCATCATCGAGTAACGTAAACACATCTGAAAACTTTTTTGTTGCATAGTTGGCCAACGCTAAAGATATAACCATATCATCATGTGCGCCTACCCCCTCTATTTTACCATTGTGATTAATACCAAATGCTTCCAATTCTTGTATTAATTGTCTACAAACGCTCTGAGATTCTTCATTCCCATATGGAAAAACAATCTTATGGTTATCAATATTCATCTGTAGATTTAAAATTATTTCTTGTTTCTTTTTTCTACTCATGGTGAATTCTTTAACAGGAAAATCACTAATGTTTTTTAACTCCATAGCGAATGCTTTAGCGAATGTGTTTGTTTCAATCATAACAGTTTCGGGTTGGTATCTTCTACATAGGTCCATAATATGCATAATATGCTCTCTAAAATCTAATCCCTGCGCTCTAAATATTTGAACGATTTTCTTATTCATATCGTCATCTACCTCTAATACAGTCATAACAGTCCAGTCACCATTTGCGGATATTGCCGGGTCATAACCAATAAAATATCTAAGGTCATCTGATGTACGGGTAGAAGTTAGAACCGCATCTCTATCCTTACACGCTTCAACATGTTCAGGGTCGAATAACATAGTATTAGTACTGATTGGAATACACAAATACTCCCTTGTAAATTTACTAGAACCAATTTCTAATTTACGTTGTTCTAGTTTATCTTTATCCCATCTTCCGGGCCATAGTGCCTCTCCTGCTTGATTAATAGCAGGGTATCTTTTTACATCATATGCCGGATTTTCTGATAATTGTGCAAAAATATCTGTATATGTAAATGGCGTACCGACCATTCTAAGGGAAGCAGTATGATGTAATGTAGGAATCATATCTCCCCAAAACCAATCAGTTACGCGTTGAATAGCATTCATTGAAAACTCTTTTAGTGGGTCGTCAATAATAATTTCTTGAGGGTGAAGTCCACGAATCTGTGAACCAACGGAACGCTCAAGTATTTCGTTACCGTTTGTTAAGCGCATAGCACCTACTGCCCAACCTGCTCTAGGTTTAAACTTTTTAATTATTGGATTATTACTAAACATTCGGTCAATGTCTTTCATGTGAACCATTGTTTGTTTATGGTTAGAAGAAATGTAAAGCATCTGATACGGAGGCTCTTGGAATATTAATTGATATACACACCATGAATGAAAGAAAACAGATTTACCGTGGTCACGGGAACAAATAATTACTGTTCTATTTGTTTCGTGGACTTCTTTTAACCATTCTCTGTGGAATGGAGCCATCTCATATCCTAGTACTTTAGTAAAGAAATATTCAAAATTACCCTTGGACATCTTTAAGTCCATATCGTAAACTAAATTATCCAATGTTATCACCTTAATGTTTTAAGGATAGACCATGCCTTCTTCATAGCATTATCTCCCCGATAATACACTCTAGCATTTTTACCTGCTTTAGCATAATATTCTAATGCTTCAATTATAGGTTGTTGAAACTGTTCTGGTAAGGCGTCTATTGTAACTCTGGGTGTATAGGATTCTACCATATTAAGAAAACCAGCAGAAGTACTAGTAGTAATAGTAATGGTAGCAGAACCACCAATTATTTCTCTTGCTCTTTTATCATATAACTTTCGATTAACACCTTGATTTCTAAACTCAGGTAATGTTAAACTACCAGCAGTAAGAAAGGTATTACCATCTAATTTTTTCCAACCAGCGTGTCCTACGTATTTACCTGTGTCCTTTTCTATCGCCACAAAGTAGCCGTCAGGTGTAACTCTAGTAAAGGGTGGAAAAAATGTATTATTACCTCTAGGCTTACGGGGTTTTCTATCTGTTCTAGTAGTATTATATAGATTAATCATCTCTTGTTCAGAAAAAACTTTATCTAATATTTCCACTTCTATCATCTAAACATTCCCCTAATATGATATACTACTTCGTGGGGAATACCTAATGTAGATACTAATTCTTTCATGGTCATAGAGGACTTAACAATCTTATCAACATCTTTACCATAAATATCTAAATTATATTTACTATCTATTTTATCAATAATATATTCCATATCTTCGGGTGAATGTAAATCTAAATAACCTACGTGGGTAGGCATTCCCTTTGACTTTCTAATTAGGTCATATGATTGTAATACCACAGAGGCCATCTTACTTAGATTCTCACCAGCCTTCATTAGGTTATCTATTATACCATTAGTTCCATAAATAATCCTAACTACATCATCTGATTCTGCTCTGGGAGAAACAGCACCTTCTGATTCTAAATATTCTTTAATAACTGAATCCTCAAATAATCTAGCCATATTAACGAATGAAATAGATGGGTCTTGTCCCTTTTCTAATAAAGTATTAAATTTACTTGCCCAATAAGTTAGGGGTCTGTTCTGAAAATTTGGTACTGATTGATTTTTAGATTTTATGGAGTCGCTCCACACAGTATGTAATTTAGCACCTATTAGTATTGATAAATTTTTAGTAATATCTTGATACCTTTCTCTACCTATTGGTTGTAATAAATTAGTTAGCGCGGAAATAAATAATTCTGCATTAGTTTTAATTTCTGCATCGTATACTTCTAGTTGTCCTTGGTTTGCTAACTTTAAGAAAGCATTAATCTGTAAAAACATATCTTTAGTATATTGTGGTCTTTGTCTACCACTAGCGATTTCAGCAGCCAATGATGAAATTACATCATTAGATAATAACCTTTCTAATGATTTATATTCTTGTGTTTTTGTAAAATTAGGTAAGTCGTCTAAATTAATATCTTTTGTTAATGGTCCATAATAATAATCTGTAATAGCGTCAACTAACTTAGACATATTTTTAGGAACATCACGTCTTTCTGCCCTTCTAACAGGGATAATAGGGGTTCCACCACCAGTAAGCCTAGTTTCTCTTTTTACTCTCTTAGGTTGTGGGCTAGTGAAAACTGTCTTATCTCCTACCGTCCAAGATTCTACATCAAACTCTGATGTTAAGAACTTCATGAATTTATTTGTTTCTGTATTAACATAATCTACTAAATCTCCATATTTTGTGAACTTCTTAGCAACTACTGAGTAGTTACCATTTGAGTATTCGGCAGTTAAAATATCGTATGTTCCTCGAATTGTTTTACCCTGTTCATCTTCAAAGGTTTCATTTAATACAGCCCTAGAAAATTCTGGGCCATCCATGATAGCGAACTTGTACAATTTTTTAATAATTGGTTCATACATTTTCAAGTTCTTTTCCATTGTCTTTTTATATTGGTCAAATGTTTGTTGTAAAAACTCCAAATCTTCTTCGTCAACATTGTCTCTTAGACCCTGCATAATTCTTTCCACATTTACTTTGATTTGTTCTGAATCTAAAACTACCGGAAGTTCTTCGTCTTGTAGAATAATAGCAAGGATTGGGTCAAGTATTATTTCATCTCCGGAAATCATAGCACCTTCGATTGAATCTAATCCCTCCTTAATGCTTTGTAATGCACTAATATATTCTCTATCATCCTTTTGTCCGATTTCAGCAGTATATCCTTCCATGCCTTCATCAGTAAATATGCCAGTTCCAACATATTCTATTTCTTCTTCTAGTTCTTCCTGAATGTATTTATTTCTAATTACATCAAGAACAATTGGTGATTTAGGGTTTATAATTTTTCTAAGAGTAACTGGACCCATTGATACGATATAACTAGGAACATCTCCTTCGTATTCAACCCCTGAATCGTTAAGTTGTTTTATTAAACCTTCAAAGTTATTTTCCATAACTTGCCAAAAGTCATATGTCCTTTTTCTATTATTTAACGCAGTAGCAGAAGTAGTAGTTATTCTACTGGTAAAGTCACGAAAATCCACCTTTGCTCTTTGAGTTCTAGGAGTAGTAACTTTATCAATTAGTTGTGTAAATAACCTTACCTCTTCTTCGGTAAATGTTTGAATGGGAATATTTGACGAAAAGTTTTGAGTATCTAATTTGTTAAGCAATCTTTTTATTTTGATTCTTTGTCTTTCGTCTGATAATGTAAATCTATCTAGGTCTTTATTTTGTAATACACTAGACATATCATTGTAGTCGCGTCGTTTTGAATAATCTGTTTGCATAACATCATCAAAAACGACACCCAAAAATAAGGTTTGGAAAAATGATGCTCTTAGTTCTTTAGTTTTCTTAATCGCAGCAAGAGTTTCTTTTGCTGTTGGTTTCGGTTCAGTATCAAACAAATTTATGAACGAAGGGATTAGAGCCTCAATGTCCCTATTTTGGTCTAATGCTTTAAATGCCCCATTTAAACTTTTAATAATTTTATCGTTCACGTTTACTCACCACCAATATATTAAGAGTTGCTTTACCATTGTGTTTATCATAACTATCTAGATATTCTTGAATGTTACCTGTTTCTTTAATTTTGATGTCTCCCCTATCGCCTTCTTGTTCTTCTCTTTCCTTGACTCTTTCTTGAATGCTGTCTGGTTTTGCTTCTCTTTTGCGTGTAGTTGTTTTACTACCAATACTAAATTTACCTTGACCTTGTGTGTTTATGTTATCGTTGACCATTTTATGAATACCCTGCGCGATATTCTCAGCCGTCTTCTCAAGTTCTTGTTTGAACTTAGTTATAAATTTCTCTACTGCGGATTTTACTTTAGATTGGTCAATTGTCTTTAGTTTTGGGACATCTATTGAATAAGTTCCATCGGTTCTTTCAGCAAATATTTTACCGCTTTCAGCAAATATATCATCTTCATCAACCTCTGTTTCTAGTTCTAACATCTCGGACCTAATATTATCCAATAGCCCCATGAGGGGATTTATAACCTGTGGGTTAAAATTTCTAATCACATGCAAATATGCCTTTAATAATTTAATAGGTGTAATAGTTTCTATATCACTAGGGAATTGTGCGCCTAACAAACTATCTCCTAAACTTAACTCGTTAGAACTATCATCTGGGTAAGCAATCATATATATCGCTTTTGCATCAATATCTGTAGGAAATAATTTATCTGTAACCTCTTTTATTGTTTCACCACTAGCGTAATATTTTCCTTGTGTTAAAGGGCTAGTAGCCATAAATTCATCAAATTCTGCTCGCATAGAACCCGGTAGTGTTCTGGATATTTTAGCAGCCTCTATTATTTGTTCTATAGAACGAGGGTCTGTTTTTGCTTTTTCTTCTGCAAACAATCTATACATTTTAGCATATTTACCTGCACCTACTTGTTCGCGTCTACCTAATGTAGCACCGTATGAGGCCGTAGTAAATATGTCTTTGTCTTTAGTATACTTTAGTACGTTGTATAATGTATACATTGGTGAACCCACAGTTACCCTACCTTGTTGTAATCTTCTGGTATAAAATGAATAATTATTATTTATTCTCCACGCTGAAAGTATATTCTGTAATAACAATCTAAATCTATCCAAAGTTGTATGGGGTCCTTGTAATGTATCTGTAAATCTATCTAAAGGAACCACTTCGTATACTCTACCTTTGGGTTCTTCTTGTCCTCTACCTCTAGTTATTATCTTAGACCTAGTTATATTTGGCAATAATGTAATTAAAGTTTGTAGTTCTCCACCATATGTAAAATCTGGACTTTTCATTACGGCAAAAAGAGAATCCATTAGTTCTTCTTCATCGTTTACTTTAACCATGTTTTCAAAACTTTCTTTTCTTGCTTTTGGTTCGTAATTTCTATACTCTTTGATTATATCTGCTAACGGTTCAAAAGCACTGGGGTCTTTTTCTAATTCGATTAACATTTTATTAAATCTCTTAGCAGACACAACAACTGGTAACTGTCGTGTTTTTTCTCGTAAAACTTCAGCAATACTAGAAATGTTTTCTTTAAATATTTCATCTCTCTTAACCATAGAGGATATCCCATAATCTGAAATATCTTTATTTTGTTGTATTTCTTCTGTGGCCCGTGAATATTTTTCAGCCAATTGACTGAATACCCTTTCTTGTTGGTGGGTTTCTACTGTAAAGTTGGCTATCGCTCCGGGAGTAGTATTTTCTCGAATTAATAGTTCTTGCCACCATTCCATTGTATCACCCTTATAGCGCGCTAATAGCGGCTACAAGAGCAATAGCGACAGGTATGGCCAGAAGAATATACCGCTTATATTGTGTGACCTTTGCTAAAATCTTATTCGCTGTAGCCTCATCAACTAATCCTAATTCTTCTAATTCTTCTAAAACTTCTTCGACCATATCTTCGGCCTTCTCAACTTTGTCTGTTACTTCTTTTTCTGTAGTCATTTTTTCACCTCATTGTTTAAATTTATTTGAGAGTCGCTTACCCTCTTTTTTATATTGATTAGATAGTTTCTTACCCTCACTAACAACATCCATTTTTTCTTTGTCGCTTGAAGCCATTCTAGTTCCGAAGGCTACTGCTCCGGCGGCCGCTGCTAATGGTGCTAATTTTTCTGTATCGTCACTACCTTCTCTTAACTGCTTAAAATCTTCTGCCGTAATTTTTCCATCCTTATTGGCATCAATCTTAGATTGTTTACCACTTAACTTCTTAATAATATTAAACCAAGTCATTCCTTGCTTTCCCTCCCTTCATATTTAATATTTTGAAATCGTTTCATGTCTCTAGCCATGCGTTGTTTTTCTGTTGGGACTATTTGACGTAGTGTTCTAACACTTACTTTATCTAGCAAATCTTCCTGTAATTCTAATTTACTTTCTTTCCAATCAATAGTTCCAATAGGAGCCGGTTCTTCGTTATTTCCACTGTAGTCCACTACGTATAATTGAAGATAATCTTCATCTTCTGCATCCACGAATAAATTGATTCCCGGTAAAGATATAGGTTCCGAACCTATTTCTGCTATACTAGCGAACTGATTTTCTTCCATTAGTTTATCAACAGCCTCAATTACCATGTCTTGTAATTCGACTTCTAAATCAGCATACATTCTTCGCCGCCTATCATCAGGAGACAATTTAATAATATTAAACCAACTCATTCCTTCTTACCCTCCGATTTTGTTAAGAAAGAATCCATAGCGATACTATGTTTCTGTTCCATTTCTTCAAGAGTACGGCGATGCGCCAATTCAGAAGGAATCTCATTAATTTCATTAGCCTGTTCATTCTTCCATAGGTCTAACATGCTAGTAATAATAAGTAAAGCGGGACCGCCGATTAATCCTAATATGGCAGTAAACCCGTCTAAGTTTTCTAGAACAACATCAGGGTCTGCGGTAGCCATGTAAATAACATATGCTGCAAGACCTAACCATGTTAATACAATAGGTGTTCCCATTAGTAACATAAGTTTATCATTAAAACTTTTATCCTTCGGATGCTTAGACATACTATCTCCTTAGCCAATGTTAGATATAAAGGTTATGTTCTTTTACACGCAATATACTCATCGTTTAATTTACCTATTTGACCTAACATATCTGCTAAAGTATCTGCACCTATAATATTTACTCGGTCTAAGTCATAACAAATATCACTAGTATAATCGAAGGCGTTTTCTACATCTTGGTCTGTTTTGTTTTCAGGATTAAGACCAAAATTTTCTTCAAAATCTGAAAGCATCTGAATATACATTTGTCCTTTTGGGGTAGTATTTGGAATCAAATCAATTAACTGTGATAATACTCTTGCCAACCCAACTAATGCTGCACTGTTACAACCAATATTGGACTTTAGAATATTTTCCCAACTCATATTAATTACTCCAAATACATATCTGGTTCATCAAGTTTCATTGGGCATCCTTCCAGTACTACACCGGGAGATGTTTCTTTATCGGTAGGTAATTTAAGAGGACATGGGCTACCTCCCGATACAAATTGTTTACACTTTGGACAAGTGCCGGAATAAGATACTCGGTTTTTAATAATATTTGTCCAACTCATTTTAATCACCTTTCTTTAGAAGCATTGAATATTTCTACTGCCTTTTCCCAATTTTGAATATACACCCTTTTTACATATTCTGCATCCTTTGGGGTAAATACGGGCATATCCTGAAATGTTAATTTATGATTATCCAAATGAATACCATAAGGAACAATAGCGACATATCCATCTCTCATCCATGATTCCGGCCTTAATTCTAAACTTTCAAAGGGACCATCAAAAAATCTCATATTGTATAATTTATCGAAATCTTTTTTGTAATCTAAAATTATGTATTCGACACCCGAAGATTCACTTTGAGGTTGAATAGTAAATTCATCCTTAAACACATCTAAAATAATATCTTTACTACTTTGTGCTACATCTTTACTTGCAAAACGCTTTGCATCTGAAATAGCATCTTCTGTGCTAATTTTAAGTATATCTTCCCAACTCATTGTATCTTCTCCGCAACTGCATCTCTTATGTCTGTCCATACTTCCGGGTATTTTTCAATTAATACTCTTTGAATAACCTCAACCTGCTGGACCACAATAGTTTCTTCTCTCTTGTGTACTAATTGTCCTTTAAACTCTAACATATATTTAAGGGATTCTCTTATTTCTTTTGCTAATCGAGTTAGTGAATCAATTTGTCTAAAATCCAAATCATCGTTATTACCTAAATCATTTAC